GGGAAGCCCCTTGTGACAAATGCGACCAAGCAGACGATTGTAGGACTTATGAATGGGCTTGTAGGGCATTTACTTACTATGTGTTTCATGGCAATTTCAAACCACATACCGCCAGAATGCCAACCAAAGAATTATTTGACCGCATATTTCAAGATGACGACAAAGCCCTTAAAAACTACCTCAAAGCATTAAAGGAAAAACAATGAACGCAAATGAACTAGCTGATGCTGTTGAGGGTGCTGGCGATAACAGCTTTAATAACCAAGCCGCCACCATGCTACGCAAGCAAGCAGAAGAAATAGAGTACTGGAAAGAAAAGTTTGAAAAAGCTATGGAGTTAAATAAATGAGTACACGCAATGTAGGAATGGTAGGAAAAACCTATAAATCAACTCAGGAAGCGTTTAGAGAGCCTGACTATTACACAGCTATACAAAGACCTGAGAAAAGCGCTTACAGCGAGTTATATGGCTTTCTAGGGGTATTATTCTTTGTTGCTACTTTTGGGTATATATTTTGGCAAGGACTTAGCCATTTTTTACCATCATAAGGGCTGTTTTTTCTTCTGCGTCTACCCTTGCAAGCCAGCCTTTGCCAAATATAGGGAATGTTTTTAGTGAACGGTAGTATTCCCTGCGTACTTCTGAGAATTTAGCGATAAGAGTTGCACAATTACTTGCGGAAATAAGCTCTCTTGTCCTACTCCCAATAACTCCGTCAGGTACACATCCAATAGCTGATTGAAGCAATTTAACGCTTCTGCCTGGCCCAGCATTAACTCCCATTGAAAACACAACATAGTCGAGTCCCCTAGGTAATACTTCTCCATAGCAAGGCCTCCAGTATTTCAATTCATATAAAGGTGCTACTTCTTCTTTAGTTAGCTTTTTAAGGCTTTCTACAGGGTGTCCTACATATTCTTCCCATACATGCTTGGTAACGCCTAAATTGGTTTCACCGCCAGGGTCGTTTACATTATTTACCCAACCACCTTCTGCCTTTAATACTAAGTCTAAACACTCTTTAAAGTTGCCGGTCATTTAATGCCTATTTGTTGTTTAACCCAATCTTGCAAAGCTATGGTTTGGGCTGTGGTTTCAGCGCATTGTCCAGCAAGAATGTTGTAGGCGGTAATAACATCAGTTGCGCTGGGGGCTGTGGAAATTCCTGACACTTTACTGCCACCGTTGTTCCACACGCTTGTAGACTTATAATAATTCCGCAAAGCAGCAAGTTTCGCATTGTATTCATTTTCAATTCCTTTAGTTACTAAGTCTTGTTGCTTTTTAATAGACTCTACATGGGCTTCTTGTGCTTTGGTGGCATTACTGACTTCTCGCTTGTAGTCGTTAAAATCACGGTTGCGTAAGCCCCAACCAGTAGCAAAAGCCCCAAGTAAAATAAAAACAGCAATACCAAGTTTTGCATAGTCAATCACTTTATAGGCCCAGTAGTAAGAAAGCGTAGTACAGCAACAATAATGCCAATGACAACCAAAATAGAGCCATAATATTTTTCATTAATAACAGCTTGTAAATAGGAAAAGTTGTCAAATAGTGCGCCAAACACTACCAACAAGAATGAAAACCACATTGTCCTACTTTTCATTTGCCAGTAATGTAATGGGCTACAAAACCTACAAAAGTGGAAAAGGCTGACACAATAGCCATTCCTGCCCAAAAGCCACCACGACCCTTATTAGCCAATTCAAGCAGTTGCTTAACATCCTTACGCAATTCAGCTACTTCATACTCCATAGCTTCTACTTTTTGCCAAGTTACGCCAAATTTTACTGGGTCAATTTCCACAAGATTGCTCACTTTTTAGTTGTTTTAGTTTTCTTAGCGGCAACTTTAGTAGCTTTTTTGGCAACTTTTTTGGCGGCAGGCTTAACAGGAAAGTCAAAGGTTTCAATTTTGGGTGTAAAGCCAAACTTGTCTAATATCCATGTAAATGTGAAGTTCATACTGCCTCCGCTGGTAAAGGTTCGTTACCTTCGGACTTCCACAACAAAAAGGCTTGGTAGTCTGTGTTGTCAGGGTCAAATGGAATATAAGCGTTGTCCAATAAACGAATAACGGAATTTTGATTTCCAAACATATCTTTATTTAATTTATACATTTATAACTCCGCAGAAGCTGTGAATGACGCATTTGAAGTTACAGTATTAGAACCATAAAACCCTGAAGTATCTGCTAAATTAAATGTAAATGAACCACCAGCAGGAGTTACTGTTACAGTTGGTGTTGTTCGCATTGATACACAAAATTGAGCAGAATTATAAGTGCCAGCATTAAATACTAATGATGAACCTAAACCTTTTTGATAATACCTTTGGCAGTTAGCTAATTCGGTACTGTACACACGATATTCAAATCCAGTAGCACTACTTCCTACTTCTAGTTGAACACCAGTAATGTAGAAAGTTGCAAGGTTTGTTCCTACTACGGAAACAGAACCAGTTGGTTGACTAATTTGACTTGCAGTAAAAGCATTTGCAGTACCGCTATAAGTAGAACCAGCACCCAATGAAAACGATACATTGATTCCATAACTATTAGTTGTGCTATACGCAAAAGCAGTTGTATCACCAGCAACAGTTACGCTAATTGTTGTCCAAGTATTAGCTACAGGAATTGAATAATTAAATGGATATGACCGCCAAGTACTTCCGTTATAACCTTGAAGCGAACCGCCAAAAGTACCAGTTAATGAAGAATAAACTTGAAATGATAAAGTAACTGTTTTAGCGTTTGCTGTACCCCAGCCTAAATCAGCAATGTTATAACCTTCAATCCATTGGTTCAAAACAAAATTATCAGTAGATAAAACAGAATAATTAGATAAAGATGTAACACCCAAATATTTAGTAAACCCTACTGGCGGTGTAACAGAACCAGCATTTTGTTGAAAAGAAAATTTAGATGCTTGTGAAATATTAAAAACCCACCTATCTACACTATATGCGGATACAGTAGGAGTAACACTAGCACCAGCATTTCTTTGGTCAATAACCATCGCACCATTAATAATGCGGTTCTTCATAATAGAAGCGTTACCTTGCCCAATAGCTACGCTTTGAGTAGATAAACCTAAGTCTAAAGTCGTGGCTTTAACAGTAGACCTTGTGGTTGTCCCTACTGTAGTACCGTCAATAGTACCCCCTGTTACTGCTACAGCACTAGCAGCTTGGGTAGCAATAGTGCCTAAACCTAAATTTGTGCGAGAAGTAGAAGTGCTTGTAACATCAGAAAGGTTATTAGCTTTAGCAAGGTAAGTAGACCCTAAACCACTTATTGAAGTGTCTACATAGTCTTTAGTAGCAGCATCTGTAGAAACAGCAGGAGTACCAAGATTGTTAATCTTATTAGTAGCCATGTTTAAAGCCCCACTCATAGGGGTTTGACCGTCTGAAGCTACTGACTGAGTAAGTCCATCAGCGATGTTTTGCATGGTTGTGTTAGCCCAACTACTTGTAATAGTAGTGCCTGTTACTACTGGGTTACCAGCAGGTAGGGTGTATGTACCGCTTCCGTTTCTACTCATTATTTTCTCCTGCTTTCATTCTTTGTGCGCCAATTAATGTGCCTGTACCTATTTGTGGTATTTTAAGCAATTTTGCTAATTCTTTTGCTGTTTCTGGGCGTTGTGTTAATAATGCTTGTGTTAATTGACGGCCTCCAGGCATATATGGTGCTGAAGTTGCTGCCCCAATAAGCCAACTTTTTAAGTCTGTTGCCAGTAAACGAGCAGCAGTACCTGAGTCTTTTATTTGACTTGGTAATACTTTTTCTGCGGCATCTGTTAAGTCTTGCATTAATGCTTGACCTGTAGCTGTTTGACCTTTACCGGCAGATTTGTCGGCAGACCTTACAGCAGCAGATAATTGATTTGGAGTAAATGTTTCACTTGTGCCAGCCCTAGAACCGGCAGCACGAATACGAGCATAATTAGCATAACCAGTATTAATTTTTGCCAATTCATCTGCAAATTGCGGATTGCTTCTTCCCAAAGATTCACGAATATCAGCCAATGCTTGTTGGTAAGCTCTACCAATAGTAGCTTGTGAACCTGTAGAACCCTTGTAATCGCCAATAATTTTATTTAAATCTTCTTCAACAATTTTAAATGTATTGCCATCAATAATGCCTTTATCAGACATACGGCTTTGAATCATATCTTTTACATCATTGCTAACTATTAAAGCGTCTTCTTGTTTTAAACCAGCAACATTCTTTTTAAGACTAGACAAACTGTCAAATAAAGTTGCATCAGGCTTAAATGTTAATTTAGGCAATAAAGAGTCATAAGCATCTTCTAATTGAATTTTAACGCTTCTAACACCTTCACGACCTGTTGTTAATGGCACTTCGCCACTAATAGGCTCTAAAGCACGCTTGTAAGCTGCACGGTTAAAATCTTCAATACCTTTTCTTCTTGCGGCATTAATAGCTTCACCAACTATAGGTAAACTTGTTGCTTTATCTTCTAAAGACTTCAACATTCCGCCCATAATTTGTCCAGGCGTCATTGAAATTTTTTCGGAAATCATTTTTTTAACTTCAGGCGTCATTACTGGGCTTAAAACACGAGAAGCACCAGCCATTAATGGCACACCTAATGCGCCTAATCCAGCACCTGTAGCAGCGCTTTGACCACGACCTTCTTCTGTAGGTGTTGTTAGTGCAGAAATTCCGCCACCAATAGCAGCTTGTTCGCCCATCGCACTAGCATAACTAGGTATTTTCCCAATAATGTTTGCAGCTTGTGGGACTGATTTAATAGCATTTATGCCTTTTTGCATACCCATTGCAGGGGCTAAATAAGAAGCAATTTGACCTGCACCTGTGGCTTTAGGAAATTCTTTGGAAGCACCTTCAGTCATGGCATTACCAACATTAATAATATTTTGACTTGTTTCTGGTGAAATGACAGACTCAGGTAATAATTGTGAAGCAGCACCAGCACCTTTAATAGTTTCACCTAAAGCGCCAACCATCATAGGGCCAACTATACGAGTTTTACCTTCAACCCCTACAGGGTTTCGCAATGTTTCTAAAGCAACTTCCATGCGTGATTGTGGCTTTGGCGTAACTTGTTGTGGATTTAAAGATTGTGCAATTAAATTTTGTGCTTGTTCAGGCGTAGTTCCTTCTGGAACTTCAAACCTTCCAATTTTTCCATCAGGCATTTCAAATCTAGCTATTGGCATTATTCAAATCCCAAAAATTTAACTTTATTTGATGTTGGTGCAGCAGGAGTAACAGGCTGTGTATTTTGAGGGGGTTGTACTTGATACAATTTTGCCATTTTTCCTACATCTGGACCAATTTCTGCGCCAGTTTGTAATAATTGATTATGTTGTTGAATTTGATTTAAACCAGTTTCTTTTGCTCTTCTAGCAATTAAATTAAGTTCTGTTGGTGTGAAATTAATATCACCAGAAGCGGCTCTTTGGTACAAATCACGCTCGTAGTTTGAAACTTGTCCTTGACCTTTAGGAGGTGCAGCCAAAGCCAATTTACCAGTTTCTTGCAATACTTCACGAGTTGCTGCAATTTTTTCTTTTTCGCCTTTACCTGTAATTCCAAGCGTATCAGCAATTTGCAAACCAGTTAATCTAGCATTGGCTAATGGGCCAGTTACAGCTTTATTTGTAGAGGTTAAAATTTTGTCTGCTGAAGTAATAGCCGCATAAGCACCAATAGCAGTAGCTTTAGACTCTTTAAATAAATCTCCAGCTTGTCCAGCAAGACTTGCCCCAACTTGATTAACAACGCTAGGAGCTCCAGCACGCTTTAATCCAGTTTCATAGTCAAGAAAAGAGCCTGGATAACCTTGTTGTTTAGCCAATTCATATCCACGAATTGCCTCTGTTTTCTTTTCTGGGCCAGCAGCCATAGGTTGATAAGCGCCTGTACCCATATTTAAAGTTTGTATTGTTTCGCCTTCGCCAAGTTTTTGTGGTTTAAGCATTTCATAAGTGGCTGCTTGCAATTCTTTAGGCGCATATTGACTTGTACCAATAGCAAATTTTTCTTGTGGTGTTTTAGCTTGTGACCATGCTTTCATAATTTCTTGTTGTTTGCCACGCAATGCAGTAGCTAATTCTTGTTGTTTAATATCTGCTCTTTCACCAACAGCTTGCCCTGCCAATATATTAGCCATAGGGTTTAATTGCTGTGTAAAGCTAGGTGCAACATAATGACCACTAATCATTTGACCTTGTGGTTGTTGCATACCTTGAGCCATCAGCAATTCAGCTAATTTTCTTTGGCGACTAACATCCTGCAATTCAGGGTTATAGTCTAATGCTTGTTGTTCGGGAGTAAGTGCCATTATGACCTCAATAAGCTAGAGTAAATTTGGTTTTGTTGTTGCGTGTTTAATGCTGTGCCTGGTGTACCAGAAACATCCAATCCAGTAGGTGTTTTATTGCCACCAACTAAAACGCTTGCTAATGGGTTTTGAAATGTAAATGGTGACTTATTCATTTCATACAAACCACCAAATTGTTGTTGTGCAGGTTGGTTTAATGCGTTTGTTTGTGCGTTTTGAGTCCATTGTTGTGCTGTTGGCAAGTTTTTTGCACTTAAATTTTTAGCAACATTACCACCTTGGTTTAAAAGGTTGGCAATTTGTCTTGCACGATTAGCGTTTTTTAAAGCGTCAGCAGCAGACATTCCGCTTTGGGCTTGCATAGACTCAATGCCTGTACCAGCTAATTCTGTAGGACTATATGAATATGCAAGGTTTTGTGCAATAGCTTCAGGGGATAAACCACTAGAAGCCATTTGTGCCATGTCAGCAGCAAGAAAATTATTTAAACCAGAAGCGGTCAAATTTTGCTCAATAGCAGAAGAACTAAGTCCTTGTTGGGCTAAATTGTAAGCATCAAAAGTTTCAGAATAAGGAAGTGCTTGAGTAACTGCACCAGCACCAAATTCTCCTACTGTGCCTGCGGCAGCAGCAGCAGCAGAAGCAGCAGCAGCCTCACTAATACCATAACTAGCAGCTAAATTTTGTGCAATAGCAGCTTGACTTAACCCTTGACTTGCAAGGTTAGCAGCATCAGAAGCAAGAAATGTAGCTTCACTTCCAGCAACACCTTCAGCACCTAAAGCAGCAATTAATTCAGGGGCAAAGTAAAGTCCTGTCCCTGCTAATGCGGCAGCGCCTAAAGTAGTCCAACCGCCTGGTATTTCTCTGCCTACAGTTTTGTCTAATTCAGCTAAACCTTGACCAATAGCAGGGCCAGGGTCAATATTTGCTAATTCACCTAATAAACCACCGCCACCACCATCAGTACCAAGAGCAGAAGAAATAGGGTCAGTAATAGATGAAATAAAACCACCACCGCCACCACCAAAAGGGGTGCGTTTGCCGTCATACCAGCCTTGGTGTTTATTGAAATATCTTAAAACGCTCATTTACATACTCCACCCTGCAAGTGGGTCATAAGTAGAGCCATAAAAATTAGCGGCATTTGTAGCAGTAGCGCCAGTATCGGGTTGAGCAAACCAACCACCGCCAGCGCCACCAAAGTAATTTGTATTGTTTATATTAGAAGCAGCATTACTTCCCATACCTAATAAACCGCCCAATGTAGTAGCACCATTTAATACTGAAGAACCTAAATTGGCAATTCCACCAGCGCCTAAAATAGCACTACCACCAAGCCCAAACAAACCATTTTGCAAATTAGCAGTTTTAGCATTTGCAGCATTTTGTTGAGCAATTTGAGCAGCATTAGAGGTTGTATAAGCTCCAAGGTAATCAGGGCCACTTACAGCAGCTTGACTATAAGGGTTTACATAATTAGGTGTGCCTAAAGACTTAATATTGGCGGCTTGTTGGTTTTGCAACTGTTGTGCTTGTAAACCAGTATTCATACCTTGAATTTGGGCGCTAGTACGCAAGTCGTTTTGACCTTGTTGGAATGTACGCATAGCGTTTTCATAGGCTTGTGTGCCAGGGACAATGCCTTGGTTAGCTAATTGGGCTGTATTTGACTCTGCTTGTTGCGCTAATTGTGGCTGTAAACGCTGCATAATAGCGTCAGAATATGTTTGCCCAGGGTTAATACCATACATAGGGTTTTGCAAACTTTGTTGCAAGCCTTGTAATGAAGTATTAGTTAAGTCTTGTAATGGCTGGCTTAATTGTTGGTTTGCAGTCCATGTAGGGTTACCTTGAGCGTCTACGCCTTTGGTGTAATTTAATGTGCCATAAGGAGTATTTTGGTTTACACGGTTAGCTTGAGTAGCTGCTTGTGCGCCAGCTAAATTACCTAATGTAGTAGCTTGTGCGGACTGAATATAAGGGTTAGTAGACCCAGCATACGGATTAGCCGTATTTGGATTAGCACCTTGTGTAAAAGTTGAACCAGCACCCATACTATCTCCTTATGCCCACTTACAATATTCGGGGCGCATTTCTAAAATGACCAAATCTCCTTCGTCATGTGCGTCAGGAATTATGGCAACATCTTTGAAACCAAGGTGTCGGTCTAGTCTTAGGGCTTTTGTGTTACTCCCTGCAACTGTGCCAATTATAACCTTTAATTTCAAGGTGTTAAATGGGTAATTAAAGACCTCTTTGAGAAAGTCTTTAGTTGCCCAATGTTGCCCTTCTGACCCTACATGAATCATGCAAGATTTACCGTAAAAACCACAATATACGACTACTGCTCTAATTTCACCATTTAATACTTGACCTAAATAATGTGCGCCATCGGGAGTAGGCATTTTATGTTTAATTGCCCAATCTTTAAGACTTTGTTCATTAAGTAATATCAAATTACCCCTCCGGCTTCCATAATATAATCGGTAGAAGCCCAATGTAAATCAATTCCTTGACTAGCAGCATTAATGTTTACAGAGCCTGTATAACCTATTCCTGAAACACCTTGCCATACTTTAGTAGTAATTAAACCGCCAGCCCATATATTTTTGTCCCATGTAGCGCCATCCCAACTAGCTTCTGTTTGGGTATTAGGGTTAAATGAAACTGCGCCTAATTGAGACTGCGTGTCAAAGTCCACGCTAATACCGCATAAAACACTTGGTACACCGCCTGTAGACTGAAGAATAGGCCTTATCATGGTAAAACGCTTTAACTGCCCTGGACTGTCAAAATAACTATAGGCTTGTTGTGCAGTTGCAGTAATATTACTACCGTCATCAGACAAAGCACTATATAAAGTACCTACAATTCCTTTGCCGCCAAAGTGCATATCAGCGTCACCAGACACTTCCCAACAATAAGCCTCAATACCTGTAAATCTAGCCCAAGACTTAGTAATGGTGTGCATTACATATTGTTCCATGCCATTAGTAACAGGAATACTAAGAATAAGCATATTTTCAGAAGCAAAATAGTTAATTTGCCAACCAAAGTTTGCATAATACAAAGTTGCAGCTTGACTAATAGGGTAATAAATTTTGTCAGTAAGGTTTACTCTAGGGTCTAAACGGCTAGACTGAAGGGCAGAAGCAAGGGGTACTAAACCGTCTTGGGTTAGTAAAAGTAAGTCGCCAGCCCATTTAAAGAAACACCTACGGTTAAATGTTTGACCTAATTGCCATACGCCTTTTAACGCCCAAGTCGTAGCACTAGAAGGGTCAGTACCGTTATAAACAATGACTTCACCCATGCTAGTAACAAATACTGCGTAATCGTCAGCACCTTGACCAGCATCAAGAGTCCAAGTACCCATAGCTTGTAAATAGCCTGAGTTACGAGCAATACTGCCAAAATAAAGCGGAGAAGCAGCGCCACCAATAGAGTCTACTGGTAAGTAATAGCAATTTAAACTGTCTTTTTGCGTAAAATATAA